TCATTTCCCCGCACCACATCAGCCCAGGAGCCAGCTCAATACGCTCATCGCTGACGTAGGGGGCGAGTTTACCGTTGTACCACAGGTTCGCGTCCGTGACCGGACCTGTGTCAGGCTTCTCGGGCTGTGTGAAGGCGTGGCGGTTGTACGCGAAGCGTGAGACGAGCACCTGGGCACCCCAATACTCGGCGAGCGCCATGAGCGAGCGCCATGTGGGCTCGTGTAGGTCGGTGTTGTTCTGGGCGCTAGTGCAGATGTAGCGGCGCACCCCGCTGCGTGGGATTGTGAACTGCTTGTGCCTCAGACCGTGAGGGTCACCACCAGAAATAGGCTTGATGTGACCAAGCCCCTTCAGGTCACGCCGTACGGTCGTGCGTGGAATGCCAGTCTCACGGGAGACCGCCTTGGCGGACCCGAGACGGGCGTACGCTTCTGCTACCTGTTCTCTTCTACTTGCCGCCGTGCGTGATCGCATACCAGACTGCTCCAATGATGCCAGCCACGATGATACTGACCGCGGTGCGGGCACCGTAGCCTCGCATCGAGTCTACCGACTTGCGCCAGTCCCGAAGCCACTGGAAGTCTCTCTGTGTCTCCATCGGGTCGGAGCAATCCAGCCCCAATGTGAGGAGTGTCTGCTTGACAGTTCTCGCAACGATGGCTTCAATTTCAGCTTCGGTCAGACGGTCAGGCATTGGGTGACCCTTGTTGGGGAGTTCTGAGTATAGGGCAGTCTTGGCCGCCCCGTCAAGATAAGGGTTGACGTACGGAGTCGCCCCCTGCTACTGTTTCGATGAGGAACGGGCTCACCCGAGGGAAACTGCTTCTGAGTCGCACCCGAGGGCCTCTATAAGAGCCCCGTCTGATCGGACGACCGCGAGCGGCCCCCAGTGCAATGCCGGGGGCCGCTTGCTTACTTCTGGGGGAGCTGCGACTTCTTGATGTTCTGCGCGCCCTGATGGAACGCAGACATGAGGAGACCCAGCACACCAGCCACAGCCATCTCCTGGCTGCCTGAGAGCGCCTCAGGGCACGATACGGCGCACCCGAAGCCCACCTCCAGCACCTTGGTGATGAAGACCATCACGGGCGCCAGATCGACGCCAGGGATGAGCGTGAGCAGAGCCGGAACAACGCCCGCTGCGGCCGGAGCCGCCACGTTCTGTGCCCTCTTCGCCTGCTTCTTGCCCAGATCCTTGCCCGCCGAGCCGCCAGTCAATGATCCAGCGATGATGGCAGCGGTCGCCCCTGCCGGCCCGCCAACGATCGTACCTGCTACGGTCGCGACGGCGCCCAGGAGCTTGCCCCATTTCATGCCAGGTCAACCTTGCTGTCGCCGACCTTCCCGCTCATGCCGGACAGGATGTGGAAGAAGGCCGCATCCTTGTCGGTCTGGACCTCATCTGCGCCCTGCATCAGGGCACCCATCAATTCCATGACATTCTGGGTCTCTTCGCCCATCTGAATGCCGTTGAGCACGCCCATGACCAGATCGGCCAGCTCCTCGCCGACCTTCATGGCGTCTGCCTTGTTGTAAGCCATTCTGACTTCTCCTGTTGCAGGACACCACGGCCCTGCGATATTGAGGTGAGCCCACGTGAATCGCAGGCTCACCCAAAGATAACTCCTCACTACGCCAGCAGCACCCCATACCCATTCTCTGTGCTGCCACCCGAGCCGGTGATGTCGAAGAACTGATCCACAGTGGGCGCTTGGGTGAATCTGATCAGCACACTGTCCGCAGCGGTGACAGCCAGCACGCCAGTCGTTGCCGACGCAGCGACGAGTGTGATCCAGCCTCCACCGTTCACATTGCTCTCAACAATGCCGGAGGACGGCAGTGCTGTCTTGATGTCGAAGGTCAGGTTGCCTGTCTGCCCCACCACCACAGCCGGTGAGGGGACATTCACAGTGAGTCCGCCGAACGTCAGGTCATCCAGGCTTTGCAGGCCGGAACTGATCGCCATCTCCAGCTCCATCCTCACCGGGTTCGTCAGCTCCACACCAGCTTCGGGCGGCGTATGCTTCGCTGTCACATCAAGACGTGCGTCCGTGGGAAAGGCGGTGTTCGTGCCAAGCGCGACGATCATCGCGTTGCGTAGGATGTAGGCATTAGCTACGGAGGTGCCGGACCCCGCTACGTTCACTGCGGCAGTGATGGCCGGAGTGCCGGAAGGGTCCAGCACCAACTCGTAGTCGAAGTTGGGTGAGTCATCGGCCCACGGCGGGCTCGACAGGTCAAGGTTATGGTCCTCCAGAATGTCGTCCACACGCCACGCCCTGGGCGTGATGCCGATCTCCAGGCCCAGAGAGTCGTCGCTCGATGAAATGCCCAGCTCGGTGAAGTAGTCCACATCCATCGACACAGCGGTGATGTCTGCGTACACCCCATTGATCACTGGGTCGCGCGGAGCCAGGGGGACCAAGTAGATGCGGTCAGCGTTGAGTGACACCTCGGTCGTCGGCGTCAGTGCCTCGCTGATTAGCTCATACTGGTTGCGTGAGCGCAGCTTCACGTCATACTCGTCTTCCAGCGCAGCCAGGGCACGCTCCTGAAGGTTTCCGCCCTCAGAGATGAACCAGACGCGCGTATTGATAGCGTGCGCCTTTGGCGCAGTGTTGAACAGGCCACGATACACGCCAGAGATGGTGAGCTGACTACTGCCGTACGATGCATCCTCGAAGCCGATGAACTCACCGTCGATGTAGGCGATGTTCGCGAGCTGGTTCACTCGACCGAACGAACCGGCGAACGAGAAGTTGAGATGGCGGATGCTGCTGAGTGTATCCTCATTATCCACCACGATCGACGCTGCCGCAGGGCGAGCCTCGCTCGCCTCGTACGCAGGTAGCGCCACATTGAGCGTGCCTGTCTTCAGGAAGGAGGAGATGCTGAAATCGTTCTCGAACGTGCCCGCGAGAGGTCGGGAAGTACCGGCGCGCGAATAGCACTGAAATCCGACCGTTCCTCCTCCAGGGTCACGGGCACCGGCCCAGACTCGGGGATTCAGATCAGGCGCGTACGGATCCTGAAGCACGAGCTGACGCGGCGCCTCGAACGTGAGGGTATCGGCCGCCACGACAACAACCGGGTCGTCCTCGGCCCCACCCCACCCCGTGGGCGTGGGGTCACCGAACGTGGCAGCGCCGGGGGTTGCGAAGATATCCTGGGCCGCAGTGATCTTGATCTTGCCGTCCGTGAGTGTGCCATAGTCGATGCGAGTGATGCGCATGGGCAGCTCAATGATGCCCAGGCGGGCGTTGCTCCAGCGGTACACGTCACCGGGCACGAGATTGAAGCCCTTGCGATTCACAGAGATAGTGTGCTTCGCTATTGGATAGGCGAGTGTAGCCAGCTCACGCCACACAAGCTGGTTGGCGAGTGTGCGCTTCTTGCAGCCCGGATAGTTGACCTCGGCGCTGATATTGCCGCCCTGAATCTCAACGTTCGCCATGTCCTGCGCGAGGGCGTACGCCTGCTTGAAGTTGTCGTCCGTGTCCGAGAAGAGCAGTCTGACCTGATTGGTCGTCTCGCTCCATGTGGTGCGTGAGTAGTCTACCAGGCTCAGGATGTTGGTCGCATCAAACAATGGCTGGGAAGCGAGTACATAGTCATCACGGATCAGCTTCATCTTCCAGTCACCGTTCGCGCGGTCGAAGTAGAGGGCACCGTCGATCTGGCGCAGCACCTCATTGACGACCTCGCTCGCCTCCTTCTCGTTGTCCAGCACCATGCTGAACCCGTTCAGCTCGGTCGCGAGCGTGGCAGCGGCAGCGCGGAAGCTGGCCACATTGATGCTCCCTGCCGGAATCTTCAAGCCCCAGTCGGTGTCTGTCATGATCTCATACAGCACATTCATTGGGTTGGCTTCGCTCGTGTCGATCACTTCATCCCCAGGCTGTGCTGTGGCGAGATCCAGACCATCAGGGATGCGGCGCAGATCGAAGGACCACGGCTGCACGCTCGGGCTCGTTCCAACCAGGCCCTGGAAGATGTAGTAGCAGGTGCCACGATAGCCCGGAACGATCGCTGGTGAGAGCTGTGTGGAGAGATAGCTGTCGGCCGTCTGTGTGGTGTCCCCCACATAGAACCATGCAGCGTTCTCGGATTCGATGCCCCCAGCACCGAAGTCCTCTCCACCCAGGATAGTTGGGGCACTGATCGACATGGCCCCAGCTCCGGTGCGCCCACCATCGGCGAACTTATCATTGATGCGAACTCCGACACAGGAGTCGACAGGGCCACGGCAGAGCGCAAACTGGATGCCGACCTTGTAGCGATAGCCTGTTGTGATGCGCGTGGAGGAGAACATGCCCGTCTTGACCTTCTCAGTGATCGCGACCTGACGAAGATTCCCGTACCACACAACATTCGGAGCCTTCAGCCTTACCGTACCCCAGATCAGTGGCACAGAGCGCCCCTCAGTAGCTGTCGGGAAACTGAAATCACCAAGCCCAGCAGGTCGAGCATTCTCGAACTTGGGCTTGGGACGGATCAATTCACCAACAACCGTCAACGCAGTGAAGATGAGAGGCAGAAGCCACCAAGGCATCAAAGACCTCGATCGAATGGGTTGAATGTCGGCACGAACGGAAAGCCTCCGTAGTTCACCGCGTTGCTGAACTTGGAGGTGCATACGTCGATCGTGTGGTTGCACCCAGCATACACGTCGACAGACGATCCGAGCGGGCTTGTCTCAAAAGGTAGGAACAGTGTGAGGATGTCGCCGCTTTGTGACACCACGAGCCTGTAGTCACTTGCCCCATTGTCCACGTAGCCGCCCACGGCCCAGTCGGCACCCTTGGCGCTCAGTCCAGAGACAGTGATGGTGTTGCCCACGACCGCGCTCACCGTTCCCGTGTACTTGAAGCTGGCCCTGGCGACGGTGCAGAGTGTGTCGTACAGAACATGGTTACAGAGGCCCTGATACTTGAACCTTGGGATGGAGCGCGAGAACGCTGCTTCGTCGGTTACCCCCGAGAGTGTACACACTCCCCCTTCTTGTAGATAGGCAGCGCCGATGATGCGGCCAGACCAAATCACGTACGCCTCAGTGTCGCCGATGTGGTAGCGCGTGATCTCCAGCGTCACTTCAGGGCCGGGCGGCACGTCGATGAACCGCTGTGCGAGAGCATCGTCCGTTGGCAGTGTGATCTCCAGCGGCGTGCGGCGATCCTCGGTCGTCTGCTTTGCGCTCGTGCGACTGATGGCACGAGAGAAGTAGTCGTTCGAATCGTACGGAGGCTGGTGGTCGAAGGGCGCACTCGTGTAGCGGTACACGGTCGATCCAATCGTGAACTTGTACGTCTCTACTGGACGCCCACTCTCTGTGCCCTCTTCTAGCGCCTGGTATGTCACTGCTGCACTCCAACGATCGACATGACGGCCCGTGCCGTGCCGGGCCTCAGATGGGTGATACGTAGCTCATCGTTCGCGATGCGGGCCAGTCGCAGGAAGCTGATGCGGTCAATGTCCTCCACGAGGATCTCCTGGCCCCACACAGAGTCGACAGTGAGCCGCTCGGTCGTGGAGGTCAGCTCCTCGGCCACTGTGATCAGCCTAGTGATCACAGTACCGTCGTTCAGCAGCATCCACAAGGCCGCGAGAGGGTCTTGGCCATTCACGAAGTCGGTGTAGCCGATATTCTCGATCACCATCTGGTTCGACCCCGCCCCGAGCGTGCTCATATTGATCAGGTCCGCGTAGAACGTAGGGATGTAGAAGGAGGTGTGTGATCCCCGCAGCGCGTGCGCGAGCTGTCGGATGCGCCACACCGCCTCGGGAGTGTTTGCGATGAAGCCCTTCGTCGAGCTGAGTGCTGACAG